CTGGCGGCTGCCGTTGCACTTTTTTGCCACCGCTAAAGCGAACGGTGCCCGATTTTATCACTACTCCGAAGTTGTCGGTGTTCACAAATCCAACGGGACAGTCACGGGAATCCGCATCTTTGACCATAAAAACCACAATGGCCTTGATAATCGCAAATCTAACTTGCGTTTATGCACTCAAGCCCAAAACATACGTCATCAAAAACCCCAAACAAGGAAAACATCATCAAAATACAAAGGTGTCTCTTGGGATAGGGCGAAATGGTGTGCCTACATAAAATATCAACGAAAAACAATACATCTTGGAGCGTATCACAATGAAATTGAGGCAGCTAAAGTCTATGACGCAAAGGCTTTAGAATTGTTTGGTGAGTTTGCGTGTACGAATTTTTGAGGGAGATACAGAATGAGCGAAGAACTAAAATTAGAAGTTTTTTTAATTCGCAAAGGTGGCGTCCCTTACGATTTTGTCGTACGAGGGAAGGGAAAGATGGGTAGTGGTTTATCAGAAATTGATTGCAAGGAAATCATCCATCGTTGTGGCAGCCACAAGGCTTTGGTGGATGCGTGCAAAAAAATACATACGGCCATTGGCAAAGCCGACCCCATAGAAATAGGCAATGCTTGCGCTCAATATGTGATACCCGCCCTTGCCGAAGTAAATAAGGAGAAATAGATATGAGACTTTCATGGAAAAAAACAAAAGAACTATGTATTGAGTTGTGGACTTGGTGTGCAAAAACGGGGAAGAATAAAGAGCAATGGCCAAAATGGAGGAAAAAGTACAAAGGTCATTATGTAGAATCTGACTGTTGGTTTTGTGAATATGACCGACAACGCCGATTACGTACGCATAAAGATAGATGTTACTATTGTCCTTTTGTTGGCAGCATAGACCCAGTTAACGTAGCATGCGTTGAAAACTCCTATTATGGAAAGTGGTGCGATGCCAAAAGCCCAGCAGGTCGCAAGAAATACGCCAAGCTGTTTTTGAAACAAATCAAGAAATGTAAATAGAGTAAGGAGATTATGCGGAGAAAAGAGAGGAAGTTATGAACAATCTAATAATCAAAAATGTGGAAAAGCAGACCATCAGGAGGGCAAAAGCTGAAGTTGCAAGGCTGCGTATGTTGGCCGAGCGAGAACCGAACAATCGAATAAGGAATTTAATCCTTGTCCAACTACGGAAGGCTCGTTTCTGGCACGATGTAGCCGAAAGTGCCATTATTGACCGAAGTGCGATTGTGCGATACGAGAACAACGAGAAGTTGCGAAAGAAGGTCAAGTTGGCGATTGCTACTATTGTTGCCGCAGTCTTGTTGGCTATATTGTTTTTTACAAACGGCTGTATCTCGAACACAGTAGATGGTTTTCGCAAGGATGTCAACCGATGGACAGCTACGCCAGAACACCATCAAAAAGGAGAGAATCCGTGAAAGCGGCTCACGAAAGGACGCCCAAACGGTGATGGGATGGCCAGTAACCTTCTGGAATTAAATTAACACCGTGACCAGCCCGGGAGAGCAGCGGGCATTATTGAAAAGTGAATAACGAGGCGGCGGCGTGGGCAGCATCACGTTAAATTGCTGTTGTGGTAAGACACAGGGGCAGAAATGCCTGTCAATAAAATCCAGTGGGCAATCCATCCTGCCCGCCTCGGCAATTATAGGGATTATAGAAAGGAAAAAATAATGATGGGACGTGATGAAGCAAAAAAATGGCTAAGTGTTTTACATAATCTTTTATCGGATGTATCAACTGATGTAAGCTGTTTGCTTCCAATAGTTACAGATTTTAAGAAAAACGTTATGTCTCAACTTGACGATGCTGTGAAAGTAGCAACAAAAGCAAAGCATCTTTTAGAAAGACTTAAATAGCAACTCCTCCACGAAAGAGGTCATCGGATACCCTCCGCCGGTGGCCTCTGTTTTGAAAGGTGATATGAGATGAGAGCAAGAGAAGAGCAATATAAAGCCGAACTCGAATGGATTGATTCTCATTTATTCCAAGATGTAGACACGAAGGCAACACGAGATTTCATTAAAAACCCCGAATCGATAGAAGCCAAGAGGCTTTTGCGCATCTGCGAACTAATAGACAAGGAAGCTGAGGTTGGGCGGCTGAGAGAGGCGTTAGAACGTATCCAAACTTGGGCAAATGCTTATCCATTAGACGTATTTCAAAAACCTGACTTGAAAAAAGCACATGAGGTATTAAAGGCTGCGGGTATGACGCTTGATGCGATTTCTGCTGATGTTATGCGTCATGTATTAGATGGTGTAAAAGATATAGTTGACGAAGCCCTGAGTCTTGGCGGCGACAAGGATGGTGGAGGAACGGATGCCTCCCGTCGCCATTAAAGGAAGGATAGATTATGGATTACGACGAGAAATCTGAACTGTTTTATAGAGAAACGGGCATTTGGCCTCCAGGCCGAGATATGCCTGCTGCTATGTGTGGCGGTGAGAACGAAGAAATGGTACGCAGCCGAGCATATCAATCTTGGTGTAAACTCAAAGCCGAAAACGACCGTCTAACAGAAGTCCTCAAAAACTACGGTTGCTGCAAGCAGCGCATAGAAGGGATAAAGCAGAACAATGAGTTGTGATGGTCTATATATCTGCCTTGACTGCTACGAACGCTTTGACCAGCTATTTAACGAACGAGGCTTAAAGCCGCCCATTTGTCCTTGTGGCAGCGATAATGTTATGAATTATGAAGCCTACCAAGAGAACGAGTTATTGAACGAACAAGAAAAATGGGCTGAAAGCTGGAATGGTTGGTAAGGAGAAACCATGACAATCGAAGACCAATACAAGCGCCTGCACAACAGGGCTACTTTCTTTGCCTTAGCGTGCTGTTTCTTGATTTTCGCTTTGTTCTTACAGCTTTACGTTGCCAGAACCGGAATCAGCGCTTACGAATATGGCCGAGATTACATACCGACCATCACGCAGTTGCAGCAGGCTTTGATAGACACAGGCATGGAACGTTATAATCCAGGCAAGGCTGATGGAGTGGTGGGGAAACGGACAATTGCAAGTTGGGAGAACTACATTTTTGACGTTTATGCAGGAGCATGGAATGACTAAAATCAATTGGGAAAATATATGCAAAGGTTGTGGTGAGTGCTGTGGGCCAGTACCGTTCCCGCCAGAGTTTCTAATGCAGAATACCCATAAATACCAAGAGCAACCTATTGAGTTAAGTTCGATATTCGCAGGCGTAATTGTTCCTATTACAAAAACTCTTTGTTGTGTTTTTCTTAACAAAAGAACAAAAAAGTGTGAAGTATATCCAGATAGACCAAATGTTTGCAGACTTCAAGGTACAATCCCAGAACTACCTTGTCCAAAACTCGCCGAGGAAAAGAAATGAGATACTTCATCGCCTATTTAGTCCTTGCGATACCCGCCCTTATGTTTGTGGTCTCGTGCAGGATATTGAGCAAGAGGAAGCCTTATGACAGAAGAATTTGATTTACAAGACCTACTTGAAGAGGCAAGGAAAGAGCCATACTCGGATTCATGGTATAACGAATATCTAAACGACTTATGGGACGAAATGGATATGGAACGCAGGCAGGAAGAAAGGAACAAGCATGATTAAGGAAATGAAGAATTTAGCAGCAGGAACTGAAGTCAAAGGTTTCCCGCTACTAATTAAGACCGCTCGAAAGACGTTCAAGGACGCTGAGGACAATGTTTGGCAGGAAGTCGTCTTTATGGATTCATCCGGTGAGATTACTGGCCATATTGCTATGGAGGGCAACGTGCCTTGGAAGTCTAAAGATAACTTATGTATCATGGAAGCTACCATACAAGACACCGATGAACGAGGCAGGCAAGGCATAAAACTTGTGGTGACGGATTGTTTCGATACCGCCACGCCATTTACGTACGACCAAGGCCAAGAGATGCAAGCCGGAGACTGGAAGAAGATGCACGAGGACGAGATTAAAGGAAAAATCAGGCATGGCATAGTTTGTGCTATGATACAAGCACCTAACAATAAACCCCCAACTGCAAATGACCCAAAAACTGAAGAATATATTAACGCATGGGTAGATTTTATTATTAAAGATTAAAGGGAGAATGACATGAACTTTCAAGCAGTAGAATCAGGCAGAGGCAACAAAGTAACGATGTTCGGAGTTTTCATGGAGATTGGCGGGGTTCAATATACGCCCCAACAAAAGGCTAAGTCTATATGTAAAATAGCTGATGATAATGGCGTTTCTCATAACGTCCATATTTATCAAGGTACGGGACAATTGCCACAACCAGCCCAACTCCAACAAAGACATTCATTTAGCTTGTCCACGTTTGAGGGCAATTATCAGGGCAAGCCCTATACGGGCTATTCTGGTTTTTGGCAGGATAACGCTCAGACACGACAACAAGCCCCACCACAGGCTCCACAAGCCCCTCAGCAGCCCGCTGGAGCAACGAACGCCCCCAAAGAGGTAGATTGGGACGCTAAAGACCTTAGAAACGCCAGAATGAACGGATTGAACAATGCTACTGCTATGATAACGGTCTTAGCTGAAATCCTCAAAGATGCTAATATGTTAGACAAAAAAGCAATTGAGGATGCTGCAAGTTACTTCGTAGACTACATTTATAACGGCAGACCTCAAGACGAACAGCAAGTAGATGATTCACAGATTCCTTTTTGAGGTAGAAAATGCTAAAGCCAAAATTTCACGCAAAGATATTAAAAGGCGGTATACTTTCGATTGACGATTACCAATCCGAGCAATGGATAGCATATCTTGAAGGATTGGAAGGCCAAGAGGTCGAAGTAATAGTCCAGAAGCGCCAAGAGTCTAAGACCTTGCCTCAGTTGGCTTACTTTCACGCTGTGGTGTGCCCGATAGCAAGTGAGGCATCCGGTTATACATTAGCAGAGGTAAAGGGGCTGCTCAAAGGGGAGTTCTTGACGAAGTATGTTAGTAGTCCGACCGGCAAGGAAGTTGCGTGGGTTCCGAGCTTGGCCGATTTAAAGAAGGACGAAATGTCTAAGTTTATTGACGACTGTATAATTCTCGTAGCCCGTCACTGGTCTGCGGTCGTCCCCCCCCCAGACGGGGTAAGCTATTTGGAAAAATAATATTTTTCTTTTGACGTCCAAGTTCATTTATGTTAGATTGTGATTATGGTAGTCAAAAACGATAGTTCAATATGGTTAAATCCCCCGAAGTCCCAGCCTCTATCGTTTGCGGCTACCATGCTTTGGGGGATTTTTTGTTTTGAAAGGAGAAAGCAAATGTGTCTAAGAGAAATATGGTCAGATGATAAAATGAATAAATGGCTGAATGGGCAACCAGATGTTATTGAAGTTGTTAAGGCAGTATCGGAGGGTAGCAATCATTGGCTATCATATCACAGATTAGTCCAATGTGTTGCGGGTTACAGCAAAGCAAATTATATCCCTAAAATTATAACTGACGACGAATCAATGTATTTTGCTGGTTATCATTTTTTCACAAAAGAATCAGTTGACAGTCGTTCAAAAGAGGGCGACCCAATAACGCCTTTAATTAAATGCTTAGTCAAAAAAGATTGGATAACGGCAATCGGCAATCAATGGAGTTGGGCTACTGTTCTTGTTGCCAGTGAAGCAGTTTTTCCTCATTACCCTGAAACAGAAGCCCGCTACGAGGATTTACCAAAAGAAGTACCTCTAAAAAAAGAAAATGTTACAACTACATAGGATAAAAAACCTAACTAACCTACTGGTCGGCGGTCGGCGTGGTGTGAACACGCAGACGGCCATTGGAAAGCAGAATAAGACCCAGCTTCGGCTAAGCACAAGAAGGTATCTCAATTATTCTCACCAGCGTTTCTTGTGCGGTCGTCTTAAGGGTAGTTTTTCGGTTGACTTTCAACCGAGCAGGTAGGGGCTGGACGCAGCCAATCCTGCACCGCCGTCCAGTTTTGAAGTTTTATTTATTTTCCTTGACATCCCGCCGTGGTTAAGATAGTGTGAAGATATGACAGTTAGACGAACAATTTGTTCAATGCTTATAAGCCCTGGGTGCAATTCCTCTGTTCGTCTTGCTGTCAGCCTGGGGCTTTTTTTGTGTCCAGATGTAGCATCAGCCCTACAGCCCTGCGGGGAGGCTGATAGCAGAGCCGGAGGCATCAAAGACCGGCAAACAGAGTTAGACATGGAAGTTACCCGTTTCCATGCCATTTGACTCAAAGTAGGTTCGTGTAGTTGGGAGCCACTGTTCCCCTAAATGGTGAGAAGACCTATGCTTATACCGAAGCCGACCGACCGTTGCCGAGGATTAGTCCTTTTTATAAGGGCTTTCCCTCCGCGCTCTCTCCCATTACCGAGGACGAGGATAGGTTATGGTTAGAATACGAAAACATCATAACAATAAAGGTTTTCAACTAATAAGAAAAGGCACTACTCACAAACTGATTGAGAGATTAAGAAAAAAATATGTGGTGCGTAGAAAAAAGAGCAGTTGAAGTTATGGAGAGAGAAAGATGGGGAACTGAACCGAAATGTCCCCATTGTTGGAGTTTTAATGTAAGAAAAATAGTTGGTGATAATGGTTTAAGAAACGATAGGTTTTTGTGGCGGTGTAATAATTGTAATAAGCAGTTTACAGTGCGAATAGGGACGGTTTTTGAGGATTCTCGGTTATCTTTGTGGATATGGTTGTTTGCTTTTAGAAGGTACGATATATTTGGGACAATAAATGCTCTTGAGATTTGCCGAGAATACCAAATTACATATAAATCAGCATTGTTGATGAAACATAAGATTTTAGAACAAAAAGATTTTTCAAATAGGCTGTCTGAGGCAATTCAGAAAACAAGAAATGCTATAGAGAGATTGAAATTCGACCTTGCTGTAGAAGAAAAAGTTTTGAAAATCTTAAAGAGAATAAAATGACTCTATCCTGTTGAGTTACGAGGTCAAGCGTTGTCCTATTTCACTATGGGAGCCGTTTGCCGGTGTCGGCTGAAAATAAACCGGCATAAGTTAGCTGAATGCATAAAACAGAATGGTATAACCAAATTGAAAAACCTGTGAGAGAGCTTGTTAAGCTATTAAGAAACTCAGGGTTTAATACTATTTGTTCTTGTGGGCATAAGAATCCTCTGCCGTATGTGCAGATGGAATGGTATGCGCCTGAGGATATAAAACGTCTTTATAACCTATTGTGGGACAATGGTCACAAAGACTTTGAATTACATCTATTTTGGCATAGTTCTGGAGTTGGGCGGTTTATGGAAGTTAAGTTACTTAAAATATAGAATGCCCAAGAAACTCGGTCTTAGGAAAAGAATGGATTACACAGATGAATTTGAGACATTTTGGAAGGCTTATCCGAGCCGGTGGAATCGGGACATCCATAGTTATGTAAAGCGCAAGAAGTACCCCGCTTTTGAGAAATGGCAAAAGTTGCCACAGGATATAAGGGACGATTGCCTTGCCAAATCTAAGCTAATAAAGGAAGCTGAAGGGACACCGAGAGATTGCGTAACATGGCTTAATCAAAGAGGTTGGGATGATATAGAGTTGCCTAAAGCGAAATTAAAGCCTTTTCCAGCCAATATAGTACCGATTATGAAGGGTGTACCACAAGGCGACACCCGTAGTACCAGCGACAAAGTGAATGAACAACGTAGAAAAATGGGGATAAAATAGGGATGGTAAAGGAGAAAGAAAATGGAATTTGAAAAAGACCTGAAAAGTTTAATAAATGTGCATTGTTTAGAAAATGAATCTAATACGCCCGATTGGATATTAGCTCAGTATATAAACAAATGTTTAATAGCATACAATACGGCAACCTTGCAACGTGATAATTGGTACGGAAGCCACCCAAGCCCAACAAAAAAGAAAGTTGTATAAATAACCCCCGCAGCACAAGCGACAAGGTGAGAGAGCAGAGGCAAAAAGATGAAGGGAGAAATATGTTAGCCGAAGGACGGTCAAGAGATATGCTTAGTGAGTTGTTCAAAGTATGCGGGAGATTTTTACACAAGGAAATATCTTTGGAGACATTCGCTGAAAAGACTGAAAGATTAGCCAAAGAGAAACTAAGGGCTGAAGGCAGAATCAAGCAAACCCACAGTTGAAAGGGCAATGATATGGGATTACACCCAAACCAAGAGATTTTAGGCGCAGTTCAGTTAGGGACTTGTGCAGGGATAAATGATACTAACCCCTATCAACCAGAGGATAAGAAGAAGTATTTTGGTTGGAAACAAGGCCATGAAAGGGCTATTGAAAACCACCAAGAATATCTGAGATGGAAAAATGCCCCTTGGTATCGTAAGGCTATGTGTAAAATAGGGGCACATAAATATAGTCTCAAACGTATTCCAGGTAGGCCACATATAGACCCAAAAACAGGGAATATTGATGGTCGAAACCCAATCATAAAGAAGTACACTTGTATTTACTGTCCTGATACTCGTTTTGTAGGGTTAGGAGGTTATAAATAAATGGATAAAGTCCCCCACTTATCACGCATAGACAAAGAAGCCCTTGTAGACAAGCTGACGGAAGAGATAGAGCAGTTGAAGGCAACAGCCAGATGTCCTTGTGGAGGTTGGTTAGAAGGTACTGGATACGATAGAAAAGACCACACTGTAGTATTTGATTGTAATAAATGTGGCGCTCAGTTGCTTGTGGATGCGAAAGTATGGGAGCAAGTTCTGAAAGGAAAGTGATATGAAGGACAAAAGCGTAATATATAAAGATGAAAGCGATGGACAGATGAAACAATGTTTCTGCGTAGGGCCAGAAAATTGCGAAGACAATAACTGCACTTTAGTACAACGGTACAAAGAAGCACAGGCCAAGAAAGGAATCAATGGCAAAGAAAACAAACAATCCGGCCAAAGCTAAGGCATGGAAATACTTTTCACGGATGATAAGAGTTCGGGATTGTATCGCAACCACCAGATGCCCGTTTGTGGGAGTTTGCGTAACATGCCAAAAGCGTTATCATATAAAATCGTTGCAAGCTGGTCATTGTTTCCCGGGCCGAGCTAATGCACGATTGTTTCAAGAAAAGTTGGTAAATGCTCAATGTGTGATATGCAACGAGAGATTACATGGCCAGCTCAATAGATACAAAGAGGCTATGGTAAATAAGTACGGCGCAAGGAAAGTCGCCAAGTGGGAAATCGAAGGCAAGAAAGTAATCCACAATCGAGACATGGACTTTGAAGGTCGAGCCGAGGAATATAAAAAACGCACGAATATAATGTTAAAGCCATTTGGATATTCAAGCTACGACCAAATGTTGAAGAACTAAAGGCTGAAGGAGAATGAGATGAACCGAAGAAGTTTTTTACAGATAATAGGGCTGAGTCCTGCAGGAATAACGAATCCTGCAAAACAAGAACAACCCAAAATACCCAATCCTTTGTATAAAAATTTACACCCAGATAGGCTTGACAGAATACCTGAGCGTATTTATGCCGAACAATGGAAAGACCAAAACAAACGAAGGGCGGGCGTCAACGATGGCTTCACATACTTAGAATGGATTTTGTGCCCTTCAAAACAACGCATTCCGGCTCCTGTTAGCGAACGAGATGCACAAGTTGCTGCGGCGGTAGTGCAATGGCTTGGGACTTGTTGTGGTTTAGGTTTTATGCAAAGCTGTGAAATCCGCATAGGAAAAGAACGCAAAAAAGAAAGAGGGCTAAAATTTGGCTCTTAGTAAGCCCTAAAAGGAGACCCAAAATGAGCACTGGAGAAACAAGTTGTAAGCAATATGGTCAATGCGAACGGCCTGTACCAACAATAGGCAACAAAGAACATTGCGACAAAGCATGTACGGGCTACGAGCCAAAGTGCAAGACTTGTGGTGGAAGTGGCGAAATAGAAAATCCTGTAAATGGTGGTGAAGGCAATAAATGGGATTGCCCTGACTGCAAGCCAGCCGAGCCAGAGGGGAGCGAGTTTACAAAACGGATGCGTACAAAATATAAAGGAAGAGCATTTGCAGATTGTCGAGCTAATGAGGTTCTTGAGGATTTTAGTGAAGCCTGCGACATCATCGACCACAAAGACATTCTTTTGAAGAATCGCGAGAACGAGGTGATAGCATACAAGGCCGAGCTAAAGGATACAATAGCCAACCTTGATGCTGAATGTCGTGTATCTCAGATGTTGCTGGTTGGACAGAAGAAACTAAAGGCCGAGCTAAAGAAACTCAAGGAGCAACCATGAAATACTTTAAACCAACGGAAAACACATTATTTTGGGCATACGAAGAAAAGTCAAGAATAGTCCACTATCACCATTTTAGTACCGGCAAGCCATTTAAAGTCGTCAAGTACACCGGCAACAAGGAAGAGACGCCGAACTGCCTGATAGCCATTGACCCGACAGACCCAGAGCATCCGTTTACTTTGAAGCTGGCGGATTGGCGTTTCCTTCCAGCGCCTAAGAGTTTTTTCGAGAAGAGATAAGGAGATAAAAAATGAAATTGGAAATTGGTGGGTCAACTGAGCAAAAAGATGTAATCATAAAAATATGGTTAGAGAAATGGGAAGATATTGTCGAAGTTTGGGCGGAGACTGAGAAAGACTCACATGTTATTATGTCCTTTTGGCCTAATGGACACTATTTTAGAGCTTGCTCAATCCCTAAAGATTTTGGACTTGCTGTGGATAAGTACGGGAGAATTGAAGAGAAAACCGGCACAATTATATATAATGTGGTTAAATGCAATATAGTTAAATGACACCGTGGAATCAGGCCAGCAGCTGTTGTTTCCAGTTGGAAAGGAATGATGATAACAAGGTTTAAGTGTGTTGTTTGTGGCAAATTGACTGCAGGTAGAATGCCTCGTGAAAGTTGGGAGAGCGGGGACGCTACAGCCAGATTCCCAAGGCGACACAAAAATAAAGAGGGCGAACCATGCCCAGGTAATATTATAGAAGCTGAATGGGTAGACCAAGCCCTAAAAAAATAATGCAGAAAACCGAAAGGAGGTGATGCCAAATGGCTCATCCGAGCATAGAGAAGATTCGTTATGAGCAAAGAATGAAAGCGGGCGGTTGGGCGGGCATTAGGAAAATAAATATATTATTCTCTTGACATCTTTGGCAAATAGTCTATTATGACTATTACATCCTCCGGCTGGTTACGGCTGGAGCCTCCAGATTCTTCGGACTCTGGAGTATTGTAATGCGGGAACAGGACGTATTTGGCTGAGCAAGCGTTTGTACGCCCTGAACTCTATGAGATGGTGCTGTTGAGCTTAAGCCAATAGCGGAGAAAACTAACTTGGTTAGCCCGTTATTGTCGGCAGCACCAAAGGAATTAACATACTGCAAGGATGGAAAAACAGTATGATAGACTTATCTACCAAGTGTAGAAAAAGAACTTTTGTCGTTATGCGGCAATTGCAGAGTAAAATGCGGTCAGCTTCGTCTAAGTCCAACCTTAGATTATAAGTTGGCCGCTTTTTTTTATAATACAGTTAATTTAAGGTTGGATAAGGCGTATGCAACAAAAGCGACAAGACGAGAGCGGACTTGACCGGAGTTTGTGTCGTGCCAATGCGGATATACAATGGCTGAGTGTACCACCTGTCAAGAGATATAGGGATTATAATAAATAACCTTGCTCCCCTGTATGCAGGATAAAGCTAATAGGGTTTAATCCGTATAAACTCGTTGGAAAAGGAAGGTTAGATGAACGGTTAACAAGTAGAGATTGTTAGTTTGTCAGTCCGTATAGGCTAAGATGAGAGAAACAAGTATAAACCAGCCCGATTTAGAAGATTTGAAGACTTACGGCAACAAAGGCAAAGCCAGCCAGGAGGATTACACAGCAGGGATAATAAGTGCCATAAGAGGTTGTTTGGACGAATCTTTGCATCTTTTCGAGCATGTTGAACCGAGAGGTGAAGCCCAAAAATCTACAAGAGACAAGGCTTTTGAGGTTATAGATTTAACATCAAAGACGTATTTAGCAGATATGGAGGCAGCATTTGGAATTAAAAAGTACGCCCCTCCCACGCATATCATCGAAGAAGGGGCGATAGTGTGTGAGGCTCAATAGCCTCGGCTCACCAACACAAGTTAATTCTTAGTTTTTAGTTTTAGCATCTGGATTAATCAATAAATGAGCTTTGCTTGTGATATATTGCTCAATATCAGAGAAATCCACAGCTTTACTAATTCGATACCACTTGCATTGGTTCCGAGCGCAAGGATGATATTTGCAGAGTTTCGGGGATGAACAGCATTTTGGGTTTTTGGATCGTGTTATCATGTTTTAGCTCCTTTCGGTCCATATCAGGCTATTTAGGGTTACGAGCTTCGCTTCTAAGGGACGAACGGCCTCGGTTTAGTGTTAGACTACCCTTGTTATTGAACTACGCCGAGATATACAGCTAAATCTTGTAAATTGCGTATCCAATATGCCTTATTGTCAATATCGGCAATTAGTTTTCGTGGCGTTTTTTCAAGAGGTTTGGTGTGGATAGCTTGATTTAGTGTTAAATATGCTTGTCGTACTTGTTTTTTCGTTGCTTTCATTGCTATAACTCCTTATCTTGAACAGCATTATAGTTAAGGCCGTCGGAAAGACTCGGACTTTCATCTCTGGCTTACAAAACCAGCGTTCTACCGTTGAACTACGGCGGCTCGGTGGATTCTTAGTCTTCACGTTCTGGTGGTTGGCGTTTTTTGACATCTGCGATAAACTCATCGGGCTTATATTCTTTTTGTTCTTTGCCTCGATGATATTTTCGGCCAATGATTTGCCAGTCTTTGATGATATACATACCATTATCGCCGTTATCACAATCAAGATGGTCTAAAGTATCAATTCCGATACCAGTTGTGCCGCCAACGAAATTAGCGATAACTTGGCACAGACGCGCCCAGCCGTAACAATCATCATCTGGTGGCCTATGGCCTAATTCTTTGCATACAGCAAGAAAACCCTCAACGCTGTCTTGACCACCGTTCCAGTGAAGGTAAACACCAATACGTTCTTCTTCTGTTGTGATTACTGCTCGATTACCCATGATTTATCCTTTCAAACAAGCAAGCCCGCTGTTCAGGGCGAAGACAGGCTAACGAATTGACCCTTACTGGGCGAGCTTGCGTTTTTTCGGTTGTTTGCCTGTCTTAATCCCATAGGGCAGAGGCTTCGTAAAGCCCCGCCCTGCGAGATTCATTTTATGACGTCAAGATAAACGCCGAGGTCTTGCAAATTGCGTATCCAATATGCTTTATTATCAATAGCAGCAATTCGCTTTCGGGGTGTTTTTTCAAGAGGCTTGTCATGGATAGCTTGCAGTAAAGTTAAATAAGCGTTTCTGATTTTTCTGTTCATAGCCTGTCTTCCTTTCAAATAGTGGTTAAGAGTTTTGAATTTCTATAGTTTCGGGAGTTGGTTCAAGACCTTCGGTGTCTGGCTCAGTTTGAAGAGAATCGCAAGGGCCATAAATAGCGTGAAAAGCTCCACACTGAGGGCAATAATCGGTAGGTTGGTTTGATTGTGTTTTCATTTTAGCCTGCCTTTCGTTTGTCATAATTGACTACATATATCTTATCGGCATAATAGATAGTTGTCAACAGTAAAGTTTAGACTATTTTCTAAGTGTAGGTAAAATAACAGCTTACAAGCGAAAAAACTTTAATATTTATTTATCTTGACAAAACCTGAAAGATAGTTTGTAATGATTTGAAGGATTCAAGATGAGAATAAAGTGCAAGAACTGCCACAAGTCAAGAAACGAAAAGACCATGATATACTCAGTTCCCGAAGACTCATATTATTGCAACCAATCCTGCAAGGACGAACATGATGGGATTAAACGATGAAACAAAGACAATCCCAAAGGCTCGACGAATACCACGGTCGAAAGATAGCAAACGAGTCTAAAAACCTACCAGGACACGAAGAACGGATGAAAGAACACATAAAACGAGTGCAAGAGGCAAATAATGGCAAAGCATAGCCTATCAATCAATACGTTTGACGACATGGTGGAAACTATTGAGTTTAAATGTGATAATAAGGTAATTAGGACGATTATAGGCGATGGTAATATTCAGGGAAAATGTGTTTGTGGCAGAGATTTTACAACAACGGGCGATTATAAAAACAAAACTATACTAAAAGTGGGTGATAATGGCAGGTAGGCCAAAAAAGTCATTTAGTATTGAAGAAGTAACAAGAATGGAGCAATTAGCCTATGAGGGTTGCCAAAACGGGACCATTGCTAATATCACTGGTACGGCTATAAACACACTTGTTAGACATTTTGGACGATTATTGACGAAAAAACGATGTGAACGTAAGCAATGGCTTCGTAAATGCCAGAACGATTTATCCAAAACTAACCCTGCAATGGCTATTTTCTTAGGTAAAAACGAGCTTGACCAAGTAGATAAGCGTGTTATTGAGGCAGAAGTCACGGAACAGCAAAGACTTACAGAGGCCGAGACGGCTGAAGCTCAAAGAATCTCTAACATCTTGAACTTAGAGCAGGCAAGGAAGGGAAAGGCGGGTTAGAATGGCATATAAGGACAAAGCCAAGCAGAAAGAGGCTAACAGACTGGCTCAGGCAAGGTTCAAAGCCAAGTCAAAAGGTATTACCAGCGGTCAGGGTATTACCAAGGGTATTACCAGCACAAAACGAGGCAAGGACATCAAGTGTTTCGAGGACTTACCGCCTGATGTTCAAGAGACTATCAATATGATGAGCCGACGTGACGGCAAGATAGACCCGATAGTCAAGGCCAACAGGACAGCCATTGCTGTAAACTATCAGCATCTATTCCCTGAGAGCTATGAGCCTGGCCCCATGGAGATAACAAGGGCCGAGGCCATAGTTATGACAGCCAGTGAGCGAGCCAATTACAAGCCAGCCTCAGAGCTAGGCAAGGGCGAGTTTAATCATGTTAGCAAGCCAGGCGATGCTGACTATGACGGCATCTGTACGCCTGAATGGATAAAAGAAAGGAAGGCGGGGGCCTCCGCATGAACACGAAGACCCCCAAAGGGGCGGTGGTGGCTAAAGTCATTAGGCTCACCGACATTTTTATGATTTTTGGGAAGCGTTAAGATAGGTAAGATGAAGTTATTTAGCAGAATACTAAAGTTACGTGAGAGGCAATTGATTAACGACAACGTTAAGTCTGTTTTACATTTCAAGCCTGACAGATTTTTTGATTTATTTAATGGGCTTCAGATGATGACTCGTCCCGCTTTTAGTATGCCCCAAGTTACGTGGGATTTTTGGTTACACGAGATAATGCCGAAGTTTGTTAAGGGTGACAGTTTGTTTATTTTGGGATATGAGGTAAGGATAAGAAATGGCTGACAACATAACCAAATTATCGACTAAAGTCATGGGTATAGTCAACGAGTACATTGACGCTGGCATGACCACTGAGGAGGTTTTGTCGTGAGTACAATAAGAACAATTAGGAAAAAAATGAGCAAAGGAGAAACAATGAACAATCAATCTATAGCTGATTTTGAGAGCGAGATACTTAGTGTGTGCGGTAAATACGAGAAGAAAATGCCACACGCTTGTTTAGTTGGGGTTTTAACTGTAGTTACGCATATGTATATGGACGCCCAACTTAGTAATGCTGATTTCTACGAAAGCCCTGTCTTAAAAGGAAGGAAAGCTTCGCCCGTACCCGCCGAGGCGGTAAGTGGAGGCGAGTCATATGAACCGTAGGGGCTTTTTAAGTAAGATATGTGGATTGATACCCTTTGGGGTGGGTTTGTCCGTTGTGGGCGGCGTGCGTGCGTCTAAGGGGCAACGTGAGGCGACGTATAGTCAATCAAGCAGTTCGTCAACTTCTGCGAGTGTTTCCGACCTTGAATCTTGTAAGCCAAATTGGGATGCTGTAGGTTGCAAGGGTTGTTTTGTAGGATGTGGTCAGTTTGATGACTGCACGGCCACGTTAAATAGGAGAATTAAAAATGCCAAGAAAGAAGAAAGTTGAACCCCGTCGCAGGGAGGTATGCAATTTCATTGTTAGTGGCGACGTGAATTTCGATGATTTTGTTTGTACCAAGTGTGGTAAGTCGATTAAGTGGGTAGGTCGTCACGGTTTATGTTGTGGTATCAAGTATGGGGTTAAGCAAAGATGATGGATGATTGGCAAAAATCATTGCATGAGAGATTAGTAGAATTTATTGGTGATACGGGCGAATTTACTGAAAGCAAAAATCCTATAAGTCTCAGCATAAACATAAAAGAGGCTTATGTTTTAATAAAAGCACTGGAGGCCCAAGAGAAATTTGAAAATCCGATGATGATTGTGGAAAAAAAAGATGACATGTGAAAATTGCAGATTTTGGGAAGAGGACAAATCAGGCAAGCCTACTAATGGTGTGATTATGGGTTATTGTCACCGCAACCCTCCAGCAGCTATGGCCTGCGTAGTGCCTAAGCTTCAACGGGTCACAAACAAGATGATACCTACATTGATAGAGGTGACGGTTTGGCCGAAGACAATGGTTGCTGCTTGGTGCGGTGGTTTTGAAGTAAAAAAGAAACCGACTGGTTTGTTAGAGACAAAGAGAATCACAAATGACCGAGATTGAAAGACTTCAGCACAAGCTCAAGAAAGCCAATGACGAATACCACAACGCTGTGGATGAAGTTTTGACTTCTGGCGTACTTTACGTGGAGCACAAGTGTGTGATAGCTTCCAAGGCGTCTACGATATTTAGATTGATGGAAGAGATTTTAGTTTTTCCATTGAAGGAGAAATAATGAGTTTTTTGAAACCCAAGACAATACCCCAGCCTTCGGTAGCCGAGCCGGAACCGGCGCCACTTGAGCTTGTGTCCGAGACCTCTGAAGACGTTAAGCAACAAGAGGCACGAAAGCGTCGGAGGCGAAGTGGTCGTGGTCGCACGGTTGTAACCGGCGAACTTTCACCGGAAGTTGTAGGGAAGAAGACTTTACTCGGATGAACATAACCCCTCAAAAACTTGCACAAGTCAACGCCGGATATTGGGCTACTCTTAACGAGATTAAGCTCCAACGGTCGGTGTATACTTTTTATAACCACGAATACCAAGTCGAGCCGATGGGAAACAATTGCAAGCGGGTATGTTACATGAAGGCTACTCGTGGCGGTTTTAGTGAAATAGAGATACTCAAAAGTCTTCATGGCATGATATACGGTCGTTACCAAGAGGGTGTTTTATATTTATTTCCCACCACCGATGACGTTAACGAATTTAGTAAAAGTCGTTTTGCCCCGTTGCTTTCTTCTAACCGGTTAGCCATAGGCCAACATGTTAAGAGTGGTGGCAAGGGAACTGACACGGCTTCTTTGAAGAAGATAAATAAGGCTTTTTTATATTTACGAGGCGCGCGTTTAAGTGAGAAACGTGGGGAACAATCCGAATCTTCCAAGATGAAGAGTATTGGAGTTGATAAGATAGTTTTCGACGAAGTTGACCACATGGACGAAGAGGTCATCGCCAAGGCTCGTGGTCGTTATTACGACTCTCCTTGGCAGGAAGAAGTCTTTATTGGAAACCCAATTATTCCAGGTCTTGGTATTGACCAGCAATGGCAGAAGTCAGACCAACGACATTGGTGGAGGGAATGCGCATCTTGTGGTAAATATACTTGTGCGGAACTATTCTTTTTTGAAGACCCCGAAAGATGTATAGGTGTTAGGGCCGATGGTAAGGGTTACATAGCTTGCAAGAATTGTGGTCGGGAAGTCTTTATCAAAGACGGCCAATGGCAACCGGAACTAAAAGATAATACAAACTACATGAAAGGTTACAGGTGGTCTCAGTTAACAAGTGCAGTTTGTGACCCGCTTGACATTTTACGTGATTTCCGAGAGCCGCCCGAAGGTAACATTGCTGATGTTTACCGATTAAGGTTAGGTCTTCCTTATATCGCTGACGAAGACAGATTAGTGGAATCTCAAGTATATGAATGTTGTGGGATGGAAGAGATGCATCCTTCCCATGAGGGTTCGTGTGCTATGGGAGTTGACGTTGGCAAGATAAAGCACATTGAAATAGGCATTAAGACGGGCAAAGAACAATATCGATTATTGAAGATTGCGAGATTATCTTCGTGGGATGACATACATATCTTAGCTCGAAAATTCCACGTTAAGAGTTCTGTTGTTGATATACGTCCTTACGAGGACAGCGCAAGAGACTTTCAAACTAACGCAAGGAAATATGGCAACAAGGTATTTTTGTGTGAGTACAAGGAAAACACACCACGAGGCACGATTTATAACGATAAAACCGGAATAGTTAGTGTTCATAGAACCGAGATATTTGACGCAACTCACCGAATGGTTGTTACTCCTGGCATGTTGACTATCCCTCGATATTGTCTTGAGATTAAAGAGTTCGCAAAACAAATGTGCGGGGCGTACAAGATATTGGAGACCAACAAAAAAACAGGTACGAGCGTATATCGGTACAAGGGTAGTAATGAGCATTATCGAAACGGCTTGAATTATTTTAAGTTGGCAGCAGATAGATGTCGGATAGTTCGGGCGGGAACTCATAAGACTAATAAACAGACAACAGTAATAAGCGATTATGCCAAAATTTAAGAACGAAGAAAACATTAAAGATAAGATTGTCGAATGTCACCGAAGAGGTGTTTGTGATAGTTATGGCAGGTCGGTAAAGATAACTAATTGTGCCGGTCAGGGAGTATTTATCGCAAGACCCAGACGATTATCTTCGGTAGTTCAGACGTATATCTACAAAGATGGTGGAATGGTCTTAAAATGAAAGAATGTTACTGGTGCAAAAAGTCTTGTCCCGATGATGAAGTTGGCAGTTTTGAAGTTGAGCCTGATAGTGATAAGGAACTTGGATGGATATGTGACCATTGTGTCCTCGCCTTTGACGGAAAGTGTGATTGTGAAGAATGCAGGGCAGATTTTAAGGCAGCGCAAGAAGCAATCAAAAGATATTATTTAGCTCATCCACCCAAAAGGGGTTTGGTAGCAAGATTTCGTATGATTTTTGGTTAAGAAAAATGGCTGATGAAAGAGCAATAGAAGTAATTAAGGAACAGGAGCGCGAAGAGCAGAACGCTTCTAACTTCCGCAACTTATATCAGGAAGTTGCAGACCACATGCTCCCGCGCGAGAACCAGATAATAGGAGTTCGCACACCAGGTGAGGACAAATCACAACAGATTTTAGACCCTACGGCAATGCTTGATTTACAGGACATGGCTTCGGGTTTATCTGCTGCCTTCTTCCCGCCAGGAGAACTCGCATTCGGCCTTACTGTTAAGAACAGGGAAATTGCGAACATGGATGTGGTTAAGCGCTATCTTGCGTTTGCCACCCAGATTACGCACGATGAGCTTTTTGCCTCCAATTTCATGCTGCAACTGAATGAAACACTTTCCTCATTGATAGGGTTTGGTACTGGTTGTCTTTTTTCTGAATGGAATCTCGGTCTCAATTTTAAAGATTGGGACATATCCTTTTATACTATCAAGCAAAACAGTGCAGGTCTTGTAGATACTCTCATATTAAAATACCCGCTTACCGCAAGACAAGCTGTTCAGGAGTTCGGGGAAGACAATGTGGGTGAAAAGGTTCTTTTGGCTTTCAAAAATCCTGAAACAATCTCTAAACCATTTGATTTTATCCATCGAGTTGGGCCAAGAGCGGAACGAAATCGGAAATTTACTGACTTCTTGAATATGCCTTGGGAATCTCTTTACGTAAACATCGAAGACCAGATTATTATAAAAGGTATCGACCCGAAAGGTATGGATAACGAAGGTGGTTTCGAGGAATTCCCATACTCAGTACCGAGATGGAAGAAATCGTCCAATGAAAAATACGGTAGAGGTCAGGGGACTATCGCTTTATCGGTGTCTAAAGAACTCCAACAGATGCACTCTGATTTTATCGAATGCGGTAACAAGTGGAACAATCCACCGAGGGAAGTTCTTGATAACGCAGTAGAGGGCAGGGTAGATGTAAGGCCTGGCGCTGACAATCGTGTAACGGCGATGAACTCGATAAGAGCCATAGACGACGGGATTAGGGGGAATTTTCCCATAACGAAAGATATGCTCGAATTTGAGCAGGGTATAATTCACAGAATCTTCTTCAAGGATGTTTTTGCGCCGTTAGCAGAATTGACTGGCGATAGACGCACAACGCTTGAAATTAGTGAAAGAATAAAACAAGCGGCAAAAAAACTTGGCGCTCCTCTCTATCGACTCCAAAGCGAATTGCTTACTCCTAATATCACAAGGGATGTATTACTTCTGATTAGGAACGGTGTAATACCACCCCCGCCTGTGGAACTTCAAGGGCAGGGTTTTGGTATCGAATATATTAGCGAGCTTGCCTTGGCAATGCGAGACCAACAGGCGAGAGGGTTTGTACGATTTGCCGACCTCGTATCTGCGCTTGACCCCGTATTCCCAGGTGCGAAGGACATTATAAATATCGACAGGGCGTTACCTGATATTGGCTTTACGTTTGGCATGAAGGTGGAACATCTTTCAACGAAAGAAGAGATTGCGGAAACAAGACGGGTTCGTGCAGAGCAATTGGCCGAGAAGCAGGCTATAGAAGCGGCTCAAGTTGCCGCTCAAGGTTATGGCCAGACCACGAAGGCTCCCGAAGAGGGGTCTTTGGCAGAAATTGTTACAGGAGTATAAAATGGCAGAAGAAACAATCCAAGAAGCGATAGATGAAGTTGACGGCAGGACATTGCTTGGAAAGAGATTAAAGGCAATAGAGGAAACGCAGGAGAAAATCTTGCAGACATTAGCCGAACATCAGAAAAGAATTGAAGATTGCAGTATTCGCAGGTAATAAGATGGCCAAGAAACTTACAGTTAAAAAAGCAAAGAAAATTCTCAGGCATGGTTCTGTTCGAGGTAAGAAACTTACCGCCAAGCAAAAGCGCCTGTTTGGCGCGAGGGCAGGCGGTCAGAAATTAAGAAAATAATAATGAGAGTAAGAATACTTCAAACTTTCGATTATGAATGGGTGGATGTTACAGTACGAAGCAGTGTAGAATGTTGTGGTTGCGGGTTGGTTCACAAAGAGGATTACAAGATTGTAGATGGCGAAGATGGCAAACATATTCTTCGCCAGTCAATTACAAACAAGAGGGCTACGGGCAATGCTCGTAGGTCAATGAAAGCCAGAAAAGAAGGTGTTTTTGCTAAAAGTAGGAAAAAATAATGCCCGACGAACAGCAACTAACAATAGCAGCTTACAAGGATGTCTTTTCGGCTGATGATGCCAAGGCCAAACGGGTGCTTGGAGACATATCTAAGTTTTGTTTGGAGAACGCAGATATATATGTTGAAGGTGACGGCAGAAAAACAGACTATAATCTTGGTGCTAATTCGGTTATAAGGCACATTAGGTGGATGTTAAAACGTAAGACAGAACAAAAACAGGAAACAGTAATTAGCGAAAGGAAAATCCTATGACAGAAGCAGCGTCTGAAGCGCAGGTAGCGAGCGAGGCGGGGAAAGTCTCCGCAGAATCGTCTGCCGAACAGGTAGCGCAAGAGCCGCAAACATTCATAGATGCGGAAGGAAAATTCTTAGCAGGATGGAAGGAACATTACGTACCGGAAGAAATGAGGGCTGATAAAGTTTTTGATACTTTCGATGATGTTGGTGGTGGGCTAAAGATGTTAGGTAGCCTTCAGAATATGATAGGCAAGAAAGGTGTTATCATACCTGGCGAAGCGTCTCCGCCTTCTGAGTGGGATAATTTTCATCGAGAAATGGGTAGGCCGGATACGAAAGACTTATTTCAAATGAAAGTCGCTGATGATTTAACTGAGGTTTACGACAAGAATCTCATGGCCGAAGCGAGGGACATTTTCTTCGAGTTAGGTTTCGACCAAAAGAAAGTCGACAAGCTATGGGAGTTTGAAGAAAAACGAATCAGGGCTGGTTTGAAGGCTATTGCCAAT